CGGTTCGCGGTCGCGGCGTATCTCGTCGGCGATGACGTATACGAGCAACGCGACCGCATGATCGCGGCATGCGAGAAGGCGGGACCGGGGACGCTCGTCCACCCGACGCTCGGGAGCGTCGAATGCGTCCTGCTCGAATCCGAATTTACCGATCGCCGCGATCACGGCCGGGTCGTCGAATTCAACCTGCAATTTATCATCTCGTCCGACGTCCGCTATCCGTCGACGACGATCGCGTCAGGCAACGCGATCACCAATGCCGGGAAAGCGCTTCAGGCGGCGGCGCGCGGCGATCTCTCGTCCGCGCTCGGCTCGGTCCGCTCGGTCCCGGCGGTCGCGGCGGACGTCTCGGGCTTTACCGGGCTCTCGACGATCGTCGCCAGCGACCCTACGCGGGCGCTACGGGCCGTAACCGGGCTCGCCGGTAACTTCTCCCGGTTCGCCGCCGGGCACCGCTCTACGACCTTCCAAGGGACCGTATCGTCGGTGCTAGCCGACGCGACCCGGCTGACGACCGGCGTCACGCGCGCGGCGGACGAGGTCACCCGGCTGGCGGCCTTGCTATGAGCCAGCAAACCGACGACTTCGCGGCCGGCGCGCAAGCGCTCGCGGACGCGGTCCAGACGTCCGCCAGCGATCCCGGCGACGCGATCCGTATGCTTCTCCCGCTATGCGCCTGGATACCGATGGAGATTTGCGGGACCGGCGCGCTCTCGACCGAAGCGCGCTTCTGCCAGGAGGCAATCGCCGCCAATCTCAGGATGGCCGCATGCGCCGCCTTGGGCGAGGCTACGCGGCTTTATCGGCCTTGGAGCTACCAAGACGCCCAAGCGCTCCGGAAGGTCGTCAGCGACGCGCTAGAGGCCGAAGCGACCCGATCCGCTGACGCCGGCCGGACCGATAGCTTCCAGGCGCTCCGGGACCTTCGCGCCGCCGTCGCTCTCGATCTCGCGCTTCGCGGCGCTGATCTCGCTTTCCTGATCGAGATCGAGGAGCGCGCGAGCATGCCGTCGCTGACCGAAGCATGGCGGCTCTATCAGGATACGACCCGCGAGCCCGAGCTTGTCCGCGCCGCTGACGTGATCCACCCGCTCTTTATGCCGGTCTCGTTTCAGGCACTCTCCCGATGAGCGAGACCGCCCACGGCATACCGCCCGGCGCCGCCGACGAATTGGTCTTGAACGTCGGCGGCGTACAGATACGCGGCTGGCAGTCGGTCCACGTCAGCCGCCCGCTGAACGCGATCCCGGCGAGCTTCGATATTCAGATAACCGAGAAGTATCCCGACTCGCCCGACGTCGCGGTCAAGCCCGGCGACGAGTGTAGCGTTATGATCGGCGGCGATCTCGTCCTGACCGGCTACGTCGACCAGTACGCCGTGACGATCAATGCGGGCAATCATACGGTCAAGATCACCGGGCGAAGCAAGTCGCAGGACCTCGTCGATTGCTCGGCGCTATTCGATACGCAATCCGGTCAGCCCGGCATGCAGAAGATGGCCGGGACAACGCTCTCGATCGCGCAAGCGCTCGCCGCGCCGTATCACGTCACGGTCAAGTCGAACGCCGGCGACGGCGTCAACGTCCCGCAGCTCAATATCAATCTCGGCGAGACCGCGTGGGATATCATCGACCGGGTTATGCGGTACAGCCAATTCGTCGCCTACGATCTCCCGGACGGGACGCTGATGCTCTCGCAAGCCGGGACCGAGAAGATGGCGAGCGGCTTTAAGCTCGGCGACAACGTCGAGCACGCCTCGGTCGCGTTCTCCATGAACGAGCGCTTTAGCGACTATGAGGCGCACTTTATCTCGTCATTCGCCTTCGGCTCTGACGTCGGACCCAATCAGCCGACGATCGGCGAGGTTATCAAAGACGCCGGCGTCCCGCGCTTCCGCAAGCGCTATATCGTCTCCGAGCAATTTCAGGATGGCGAAGCGCTCGCCGCCAAGCGCGCGCTATGGGAATGCAACTATCGCAAGGCGCACTCGCAACAGGTCAGCATAACCTGCGACGCTTGGCGCGATAGCGCCGGCGCGCTTTGGGCGCCGAACCATCTCGCGCCGATCGACGCGAAGCAGCTAAAGGTCGATCCCGATCAGCCTTGGCTGCTCGGCTCGGTTACCTATATCCGCGACGAGAACGGTCAGCACGCCGATCTCGTCCTCATGCCGAAAGACGCCTACGTCCCCGAGCCGGTCGCGCTCAATCAGCTTCCGCCGACGATCGATCAGATCGAGAAGTCAAAGAGCGGCGCGAACAACCCGACCGCGCCAGAGCCAAAGACGCCGACGCCAGTCCCCGCGTCATTCGAGACCGTGACCGTATGAGTTCGGCAATCGATCGGCTTTACCGTCGCATCCTGATGATGCTCGCCCCGGTCAAGATCACGGCGACCAACGATACCGGCGCCGTCCATCGCGTTCAGATACGGGTTACGCCGGTCGAGCAGATCGATGGCGTCCCGGTCGTTCAGCTATACGGCGTCGCCTCACATGCGCCGGTCAATTCCGACGCGATGGCGGTATTCATTCACGGCGACCGCAGCAACCCGGTCATCATCGCGACCGGCAATCAGGCGGCGCGGGTCCGCAACCAAAAGCCCGGCGAGGTCGCGATCTATACCGACGAGGGCGATACGATCGTCCTCGGCCGCGACAATAAGATCGCGATCACGACAAAGTCGACCGTCACGATCAACGCGGTCGATAAGGTCCGGATCGTCGCGCCCCGGCTAGAGGTCACCGGCGATATTATCGATCACTGCGACGAGCAGGATCACACCGCGCTCGATATGCGGACGATCTACAATTCGCATACGCACCGCGGCGTCCAGCCGGGGACCGGCAACTCCGGGATTCCCAATCAGCCGCAAGTCGTTAGGGACGAGCCGTGACGACGGGATGGATCCCGGCCTCTGGCCTACCGCTCTTTGTCCCGCAGGCCGATCTCACGCCGGCCGAGTGCGACGGCGATATCCGGCTCTATTGGAACAATACGGACGGGATCGGCGACTGGCTGTTCGCCGAGGGCGACGTCCAGACCGGGCAGGACCTAGCGACCGCATGCCTGGTGTCGCTGTTCACCGATAAGCTCGCGACGCCGGACTTCGTCCCGACTGACGGGACGCTAGACCGGCGCGGCTGGTGGGCGGACCCTTACAACGATCAGCCGCTCGGCTCGAATCTCTGGCAGCTAGAGCGCGCCAAAAAGACCCGCGATACGCTCGCGACCGCGCGACGCTACGCGCAGGACGCGCTTCAATGGATCGTCGACGACGGCGTCGCGGAGTCGATCTCGGTCGATACCGGCTGGATGAAGGCGGAGTACGGCGCGACCTGTCTCGGGATTAAGGTCATTCTCGTCGAGCCGTCCGGCGACCTTCGTCGGTTTACCTTCGGCTGGGCGTGGCGCGATATCGCGCCGCTCGCGATCCCGCTCGCCGAGACGCCGCTCCCCGGTCCGACCGTTTGGGATCACGGGACGACCTCGTGGGACGCGGCTTCAACCGCTTGGGACCTGGGGCAACATTAGATGCCGTTCGCTCGGCCTACCCTGACCGCGCTTCGCAATATCGCGGTACAGGATATCACGACATCGGGGATACCCGGTCTCGACGGCTTGCTCCGCAATGCGGTCCTCCGGGTTCTGGCATGGGTAATGGCCGGGCTCGCCTATGCCGAGTACGGGTATCTCGACTGGATCGCGCGCGAGGCGGTCCCGTTTACCGCGACCGACGAGTATCTCGACGCATGGGCGGCGCTGATCGGCGTCTCCCGCAAAGACGCGGCGCCGGCGAGCGGGACGGCGCAATTCAACGGTCAACCGAATATCCTACTCGGCGCCGGCGCGAACCTTCGCCGCCAGGACGGGACGCCCTATACGTCGTCCGCCAACGTCCAGAGCGATAGCGCCGGTATCCTGCTCGTCCCGTTCGTCGCCGCCGTCGATGGCGCGTTTACCAACTGCGACGCCGGCTCGGCGATCTCGCTGAATGACGCGCCCTCTGGCATGAACGCCGGCGGTGTCACGGTCGGTCCGACGACCGGCGGCGCGGATATGGAGACCGACGAAGAATTCCGCTCGCGGATGCTCGCGAAGTACCGCGACCCGCCGCAGGGCGGCGCGGCCGGCGATTACGTCACATGGGCGCTAGAGGTCCCCGGCTGTACCCGCGCCTGGGCGCAGCCTTACGGCATGGGTCCGGGTAGCGTCGTCGTCCGCGTCATGTTCGACGACGCGCAGGCGATCCACGGCGGCTTCCCGCAAGGGATCGACGGCGTCGCGACCGACGAGCCGCGCGGCGAGATCACCGCGACCGGCGATCAGCTTACCGTCGCGAACCATATCTTTCCGGTCCAGCCGGTTACCGCGCTGGTCTATGTCATGGCGCCGGCGCCTTGGCCGATCGACGTCGAGCTTCTCGCGCTCGATCCCGATACGCCGGATATTGAGGCGGCGATTATCGCGTCGCTCGTCGATATGTTCCTTGCCAAAGGCGAGACCGGCGGGACGATCTTCCCGAGCGATCTATACGAGGCGATCCTCGCGACACCTGGGGTTAATCGATTCACGATGGCCGCGCCGGCCGGGCCGATAACCGCTGACGCCGGCGCGCTCCCGATCCTCGGGACCTTCACGGTTACCAATACCGCCCCGTGATAAACTTTACCGTCCCCTCGGCCGGGGACTTCCTGATTCAGTTTCAGCGCTTGATGCCGCGCGGTCGCATATGGCCGCGCGGCTGGGGATCGCTCGAATCCGAAACGCTGCTGACGCTGATGCCGACCTGGGTGCGGCTGACCGCTCGCGCGCTCAATTTGCTTCCCGAGTCCTTCCCATGCTCGACCGTCGAGCTATTGCCAGAGTGGGAGGCGACGCTCGGGCTTCCGGACGAATGCACTGGCGTCCTACCGACGATCCAACAGCGGACGGCGGCGGTCTGCTGCAAGTTTGCCGCGCGCGGCGGTCAATCGCGGGAGTACTTTATCCGCGTCGCGAAGTCGCTCGGTTACGATATCGCGATCGATACCTTCAAGCCGTTCTATGCGGGCCAGGGCCGGGCCGGCGATCCGGGTTACGGCGAAGCCTGGGCGTTCGCTTGGCGGGTCACCGTCGATGGCGCGGCTACGGTTACCTATTTCCGCGCCGGCAACAGCGCGGCCGGCGAGCCGCTCGCCGATTGGGGACACGACATTCTCCAATGCTTCCTGACGCAATACGCGCCAGCCGAGACGATCCTGATCTTTGCCTTTTCACAGCCTACGTTGCGAGGAGCTAGCCGGCATGTACCGAATCGATAACCGTTACGCGACGCCGTCACAGCCGACGCCGCTCGCGGCGGGACCGCCGGGATATTTCACCGAAGGCAACCCGCAGACCGGGACCTCGGCGACGATCGTCAATGCCGATTGGCTCAATCAGGTACAAGAAGAGCTAATGACGATCCTCGCGCGCGGCGGGATCACGCCGAGCAAGACGTCGAACGGTCAGGTGCTCGCCGCGCTGAACAAGCTCTTTCTGCCTCGGACCGTCGTCTCGCAGAATATGACGCTCTACGTCAGCCCGACCGGAAGCGACGTAACCGGCGACGGGCTGACGCCGGCGACCGCATGGCAGACGATCCAAACGGCGATCAATGTCATTTACTCGGCGTACGATTGGAACGGGCATGGCTGCACTATTCAGCTTGCGGACGGGACGTATAATTACAACGTCACGGGCGGGACCAATGCGTATTTTCCGGGTAACCCGCTCGGGATGCCGCAATTCGCTTTGACGATGCAAGGCAACCCGGCGGCGGCGCAGAATGTCATTATCCGCGCGACGAATGGCAACGGTATCGTCGCGGACCGCGCGCTGATTAACCTAAATAACCTGACGGTTTCCGCCACCGGCACGACATGGACTCCGAGTCTGATTCAAGGGATCGGCATCCAGGCGGTGCGTGCCGGCTGGATCAATATGGCGAATGTCCGGGTCGATAATACCGGCGGGATGTTCCACCTACGGGCCGATTGGGCGGGGATGCTTGTGCTCCCGGTAGCGACGACGCTGACGCTTACCGGATCGGGACTATGGGGCGTATACGCGGGACTGTTTGGTACGGTCTATATTAGCAATGCGACCGTGAACGTCACCGGATGGAGCGCGACGCAACCGCTTTGGTACTGCGACCAGGGCCGGCTTGAAGCCGGCAACACGACCTTTGCCGGCTCGGCGACGGGCACAAGATATGGCAGCAATACAAATGGGATCATCAACACGAGCGGCGGCGGCGTGAATTATTTCCCCGGAACGGTCGCCGGCTCGGTCGTAAACGGCGGCCAGTACATCTGAACCAACGGGAGGACCCGCCATGCTGATGTATAACGCGCGCGACTGGTACTGGATCGTCGGCGGCGCCGGGCCGCATCTCGACGAAAGCGGCGAGTTTACCGGGGACGAGACGCGGCGCTTTGCGTCGGCGCGCAATGCCTACGTCCCCGCTGACGACCCGGAATATGTCGAATGGCGCGATGCGGCGGTCGCAATGCTCGGCTATGATCCGACGACGCGGATCGATACCGAGGACAATCTCGCGGACGTCCTAGAGCCGGTCGGGATAACGCCGGACTTTGGCGCATAGCAACAGGGGGCATCATTGACCGACCCGATCCAGAACGACCTTACGATCTCGGTTACCGGCGCGGTGGACTTTACCGGGACGGTCAACGTGACCGCGATCGTCTCGCTGACGCCGCCGACACCAGAGCCGACGCCGCCGCCCGAGCCTACGCCAGAGCCGCCAGAGCCGACGCCGCCGCCGACGACCGACAAGCTCCGGGCCGTTATCGATTTCGAGGGCCGCGCCTATATCTTCGACGAGATCGCCGGCGACGATCTCGGCGTCTACCGCGAGCCCGGCGGCCGGTTCTGCCAAGGTTGCGTCCGCGTCGCGCATCCCGACCTGACCGGGTTCGTCGTGCAATTTCGCTCCGATACGGACGGGTCGCGGGACGAGATCGTTTTCGAGCTTGGCGATACGACGGCGGGTACGATCGCGGGGAATATGGGCGCCTATGCCGCGACGATCTCGCGCGGACCGACGACGCTCGCGACGGTCGATGTGCCCGAACACTACTGGTATTCGCGCTGGCGCTGGCAGTCGTCCCCGCGTCCGATCATCGCCAGCGTCGAGGAGCTACAAGCGGACGGCCTGCTACCGCGCTTCGATATGGCGTTGTCTACCGCTCGCCCATTATCGAAACAGCACACCTACACGCCGATGGGCTTGGCGGGATTGGCGGCCTACATGCCGTCGACCGGCGAGCGCGACGAGATCGGACTTGTTACGGAAGCGCAGGCGGAATACCTGCGCGGCGAGACGTCGGCGGATTCAATGCTGGCGCAGGCCGAAGCAAGTGGGACGCTCCCTTGGCACTACCGCGACGAAACGGGCGGTGCGGTGTTTAATTTCGTCACACACCCCACCGCCTCTATGTACTACCCTGCCAATCTCCCCGCCTGCTCTACGCCGATACAACTCGATGTTGCCCATGAGCCCGACCTTGCGTACGTTCCATATCTATTGACCGGCGATCCCTATTATCTAGAAGAACTGCAATTCGCAGCAACGTATAATGTTCTCGCATCAAACCCACAATCACGCGGCAACTATTGTATTGGGTTCGCGACCCGCGCTCATGCTTGGGCATTACGTACACTGGCGCACTGCGCAAGGGTCACGCCGGACGACGCGCCGGCGTGGGTCCAGTCTCGCGCATATTGGCAATCGTGGCTCGACGGGAATCGTGATTGGATGCTTGCGCGCTATGTATATCCGACCGCGCTGCCGTTCACCGCGTCGCCCTATGCCGTGCTGCACTATATGTCCGACGCTACCAATTCCCCCGCCAGTAGCACGATGCCGCAGGGCACTTGCAGTCAGCAGTGGATGGAAGATTACGAGGCGGTCACGCTCGGGCATGTCGTGGCTATCGGCTTCGCGGACTGGCTGCCGATCTTGGAGTGGAAGCTTTCCAACTCTCTCGCGCGGACCAACGGTACAAGCGGCTGGGTGCGTGCCAAGCCAACGCCGTACAATGTCGCGCTACGTCGAGACGCCGGCGCGGCGTACGTCCAGAGTTGGCAAGAATGCTGGGACCTTAACGTAGCGATGCAGCCGGGGATCGCGGTATACGACGACCCGGACGTCATGCCGCCGGGCGACTCACTCGTCTATGCCAGCTACACAATGAGCGCGCTGGCGCTGGCGGCATCGCTCGGCGTCGAGGGGGCGCCGGATTGTTACGAATGGCTGCGCGTGCAACTCGTCGCGAATAGCACCAGCAAAACCTATAGCGATCGCAAATGGTCCATTGCGCCGTGACCGACGAGCAGCAGGGATGGGTCGCGCACGTAAGCAGCAAGGTGATTCAAGCCTTGCCGGGTCAAATGCTGCTTATGCTGCTGCTCAATCTGGCGTTTATCGCGGCGCTCTTTTGGTTACTAAGCCAGCAAAACGCGTCCCGCGAGCGCTTGCTCGCGCCGCTATTGGAGGCGTGCAGCAAGACGATCCCGCTCGACGCGTTGCATCGCATCCTCCCGCCGCAGAAGCCGTAAGCTAGGTGACGGTCGGGCCGGTCAAGGCGCGGCTCGTGTGCCTATTGATCGAACGGGCCGGCGACGTCGTGGCGTACGACGACTTGCACAACGCCCTATGGCCGGACGAGCGGCGCCGCGAGCGAGCCGCCGCCTGCCTACGCTCGCACGTCTACCAGCTTCGCGAGACGATCGGACCCGCGATGATTCTGACTTGTCCCGGTATCGGTTATGTGTGGGCCGGCTTGGATACCGAGAAGCCCGAGGTCCGCTAGGTCAGAGCTTCCCAATCAGCCAATAGAGCACCAGCCCGGCGACGATCGCGCCGACGATCCATAGGCTAATCGAGACGCCGATCGGGTCAGCGGGCGGCATAAATCAGGATCAAGGCGCCGACCAGGGCGAGCAGCACACCTAGGGCGGCGAGACAAAGGGCGAGCGCCTCTATCATCGCTGCACCACGCTTTCTGCCGCCAGCCGCCGCCGCCACGCGATGAAATCCTCCAAGCCGTCCAGCGCGGCCTCGTCTATTTCGCCGGATACGACTACCCGAACATGATGCCCCTCGCGCGCTTCTGCCCGAAAGATCTCACGCGCTTCAATCTCGTCAGCCATCGGCCACGTTCCTTCGGCAACGTCGATTAGCGGAGGTAGGTCGCGGCGCCGGCTTGATCCACCAGCAGCCACAGCGCGGGCATGGCGCGTGCATTCGGAAATCTCCGATGTCGCCGCACCGCACGCATTGCCAGTCCATCGGCCACTCCTGCAAGCAAACGAGGGGTTCACTCACTGGAAACTGGCGGCTTGGGAAGCGGCGCCCAATGGGTCGGCTCTAGGATCACTCGCACGTAGACCCGCCCGTCGTCGTATCCAGTGACCCAGCAGTCATGATGCCAGAACCCATGCCACAGAGAGCCACCGTCGCTCAGCACGATGAAGGTGTCCTTCGGCGCGGTGGCGATCGGCTGCCATTCCATCGGCCACTCCTGCAAACGAGCGGTTAATCATGGGAATTTAACACCCTTCTCGGCGGCGCGGACGACCATAAGCGAGTAAAGCCGCCGCTTGAATAGCGCGGGACGGCGCGGCTCGCGCCACGCCACCGGGTCAATCTTTGTCGCCACCTCTATCCGGCGCCGTACAAGGGCCGCCAGAGCGGTTTGGACGACGGCGGGACTATCAGTCCCCCGCCGCCGCTTACGGCCGTCAGGCACGCTCCTAGCTCGTCCCTTGGTCAAGGTCCGCGCCGCTATCGAGTAGCAACCGGAAGAGCGGCTTTGCCTGATCGAGCGGGAGCCGGGCGCGGAGCGTTATCGTCGCGGTCCCGTCGCCGTGACTCTCGTACCCGAGCTTCCCGCCGATCGCGCCGGCGACCGGCGGCGGCGCGGCCGCGACTTGGCTGACCAGCGCGACCGCTTGGCGCGCCGGGCCGAGCTTGCCGGCGATCGGGAGCGGCGCGCGCTTAACCCGGCCGGGCGCTAGCTCAATGTCCGGGATTAGCTCGGTCGCGGGAACGCCGAGAAGCTCGGCGAGCCGCTCGCGCTGCTGCGGGGCGGGCCCACCTTCACCCGTGATCCAACGATACGGCGTCGTCACGCTATGAGCGCCGACCGCGCGAGCCAAGGCGGCGACGGTCAGCCTCTCCCGGATCACATACGCGCGGATCAGCTTGGTAACCCGCGCGTATTGCGGGAGCGGCTCGGCGTCGAGCATTTTTGGGGCGGCTATTCTCACACCGGCGGCGGTCATTATGCGACCCTCCGTAGACCGAGCCGCTCGCGCCGCGCGGCGCGCTCCTGACGCTTGATCTCTCCCTTTGCTTCCGTATGAATCGCCGGCGGCCGGGCGATCGCGACGAGCGCATACCAAGCGTCGCGATACGCCGAGCTTTGGCTCTTGAACGGTCCACCCTCGCGCCGACCCTTCGCCCAATACCAGCCGCTAAAGACTAGCGGCGTCCCCTTCGCGCGGGACTCGTTAAAGACCCGCGTCGTCTGGTACGAAACGTAAAAGACCTCGTCGACCGCCGCGTCGACGGCATTGATAACCGAGCGGGGCAACCACATCACGCGGCCTCCCTTAGCTGTACGACGTTGCTAGTATGCGGCACCAAGCCGGCGAGCGCGAAAGCGGACGGCGCGCCGAGCAGCAAAGCGTCCGCCCATGTCGTCGCGACCCGGCGCCGCTCGGCGATAAAGCTCGCCTGATTGTAGCGCCGCTCGACCGCGCCGAGCCGGTGCGCGAGCATGCAATCGATTACGCGATACGCGCCGGGATCGGCGTCGTTCATCATGGTCGAGAAGGCGCCGCGCCAGCCGTGAATCGTATGCGCGCCGGTCAGACCCTCCCGGTTCAGCGCGCGGCCTAGTAGCTCGTTTAGGCAATCGCGACCTATCGCTTGTCGCGGGTCCCGGCCGGGGAATACGTACGGCGAGACGATCCCGGCGGCGGACGCGAGCGTATGGGCGGCGCGGAATACGTCAGCCGCCTGCGGCGCGAGCGGGATCACATGCGGCTCTTTCTGACCGCGCCGACCTTTCATGCGCGCGGCCGGGATTGTCCACGTCATGCCGTCCGGTCCGTCGACGATCTCGTCCCATTGCGCCTCGACGCCCTCTAGCTTGCGGACCGCCGTAAGCGCGATCAGTCGGTGCGCGAGCTTCGCGAACGCCGAGCCGCTCGACGTCTCGACCGCGCCTAGGACCCTCCGCGCCGTCTCGATCGTCTTGACCCGCGCGTGACTGATCTCCCGCTCGTCGCCCTGCTTCCGCTTCGGGAGGTACTTCTCGATCTTGCGGACCGGGTTGACCGCGATCAGTTCGCCGGCGACCGCATAGTCGAACAACCCGGCAAGATGCTGGCGGACGTGAACCGTTTGCGCGCGAAGCTCGCTCATACCGGCAATCAGCGCCTCGACGTCGAGCGGCGCGACGCGGCTGACCGGCCGGTCGCCGAGCGTCGGATAGATATGGTTCGCGAGCCGCTGGCGGACGAGCGTCGCATAGGCGGGCGACCAATCCTGCGCCTGCGCGGTCCGAAGCCAGCGCTCGCCGATCACGCGGACCGTCGCGCCGTCCGCCGCCTGACGCGCCGCCCGGCGCTCTTTGCGGTCGATCGCCGGATCGCCGCCTTCGCGGATCGTCCGGCGAAGCGCGTCGCGCTTACCCTTCGCCTCGGCGACGCCGAGATCGGGCCAGCGGCCGAGCGTCGCGACCTGATGCCGGCC